CGGCTTCGCTAAAAATGGGATGGTACATCTGGTTACCAATGTATATAAATGTTGTGTCTTATATATATTAGGCTTTTGTATCATATGTTTGTGGTGTTATTTAGCACCTGGGGACCGCCCCCACATCACACAAACCCCACCTTTCTTTAACGCAAGAATTGATGGGTTAAATACGCGTTGCTACATCTACAAATAATGGAGGTGGTAATACTCCTACAACTTACCAAACTAGCGCTGCGCAATCAGTTACTTCGAGGGGTACTGTGCAGTTTAGAGACAGTCCCGAACAATGGGACGTCTCGTTACCCTCTCATTATGACAAGACCAGGGATGCTGGAGTCACTGATGATTACAATCTCGATGACTTTTTTGCTAGACCCATCCAGGTTGCCACATATACCTGGACTCCTCTTCAGGTTCTTCCTTTTGGTCAAAATTTTAATCCATGGACCCTCTTTTTCGGAAATAAGAGGGTTATTAATCGTATTACTAATTTCAACCTTCTAAGTGCTCAGCTGAAGGTTAAGTTTATGATTAACGGCAACCCCTTCCTTTTTGGTCGCTTGATGGCTGATTATGTACCATTTTACGCTGATGACACCGTCACAAGTGCCTCAACTTTGGACATCAATCATGCCGTTGCTGCTTCTCAGCGCCTTAACATTATGATTGATCCCACAACATCACAGGGTGGTGTTCTGAGTCTTCCGTTCATGTATTGGAAGAACAACTTGTCTATTCCAGATGCGGAGTGGGCGTCTATGGGTCAAATTTTTATCCGTGAGTTGGTTGGGCTTAAGCATGCTAATGGAGGAACTGATCCCATAAGCATAACTGTTTCGGTTTGGGCCGAGCAAGTCCGTCTTTCTTGCCCAACTAGCAAGAATTCATCTGCTATAGTGGCTCAATCAGCAAGATCAGAATATTCTTCGTCTCCCATTCAAAATATGGCCTCTTCTGTTGCACATGGTGCTGGTATGTTGTCAAACATGCCAGTTATCGGTCCATATGCATTGGCAACCCAAATGATTTCATCAACTGTTGGGGCTATTGCGAGGATATTTGGTTTTTCGGCCCCAGCTAACATATCTGATCTTACCACCGTGAGATCGCACGCTGTTACACGTTTGGCCAATACAGATCGCAAGGACGACGTCTCCAAGCTCACTCTTGATTCTAAACAGGAGTTGACTATTGATCCTAGCGTCTGTGGTGTACAAACAGGTGATGAGCTTGTGATTTCAACCATAGCCACAAAACAATCTTACCTCATGTCGTTTGATTGGACTACAGCGAGGGCCAACAATTATGTTCTTTTCTCTGCACGTGTCAGTCCTATACATGTCGTTGTAGATACGACCAAACTTTACATACCAGCTGTGTCTTTTGCAGCCATTCCATTTAAATATTGGAGGGGTACCATGAAGTATAGATTTCAAATTGTTTGTTCTGCTTACCATAGGGGTAGGATAGTTGTGTCATATGATCCTTACTATCCAACGAGTAGGGAGCTCAATGTGGCATTTTCTAGGATTGTTGACATTTCCAATGAGCGAGATTTCACCATTGAGGTTGGCATGGCTAGTCCCTTGAGTTACCTCGATGTTTCTCCAACTTTGGCTCTTTACGCTAAGACTGGCGACGATTATGCCAACACCACAGAAGCTTTCAATGGGTCTCTTACTGTTTCAGTTCTCAATGAACTGACTGTTCCAAATGACATTGTTAATAATGACATTTCTGTCAATGTTTTCGTTTCAGGTTGTGATGATCTGGAGTTTGCCGTTCCTACTAGCCAACACATTTCTAACATGGTGCTACACGGAGCTCTTGAACCACAGTCTGATCGTGAAGAGGTGTCAGAGGTTATACCACCAGCGGAAAATGATCCGCTGACGTCAGCACCTATTGAACAAGCTAAT